CGGCAATCGATTCTCCAAGTTCGATCGCATCTACTTCCCGTGGCAGTCATGCTGGCGTAGTCGGATGTACCCCATCCCCTCGCTAGTTCATCCTCAAGCCGACGACAGTGGCAAGGCCCTGCTTCGGTTCGAGCGTGCGGTACCCCTTGGTCAGCACGGCCTGAAGTGGTTGCTCATCCACTACGGCAACCTTCTTGGGTATGACAAGAAGAACAACACGACATGCAGGCGAGAAGCACTGTCTCACCTCACTACAGAAGGAAGCGCGTGGGCTTCGGATCCTATGGTCCACACTGGGTGGATGAATGCTGAGCGGTATGATGCTCCGTTCTGTTTGTTGGCAGCAGCAACAGAACTGCATCAGGTGTTCGTGCGATTGGGTAGGTACCCAACCATGGATGAGATCATGGCTGGTGGTATCGGTCAGGACTTCCCATCCAGTCTACCAGTCACCATCGATGGTTCATGCAATGGCTTGCAGCATCTCTCTGCCCTTGGGTTGGATCCCATTGGTGCTGCTGCAACGAATCTGATTCCTCTCGCTGACCCAGCCGATGTCTATGACGCGGTACGCCGTGTTGTTGACAGCATGATCGAGCGAGATGTTGCAGAGATCATGTACGAGGATCGTTTCCCAGATCCCAACGACTACCCGCCAGTTGCGTGGCGTGGTCGTGTGACCCGCAACACATGCAAACGCGGTGTGATGACAACGCCCTATGGTGTCACACAACAGGGTATCTTCCTTCAGTTGATCGCAGACGGGTTCGCCAAGAACGTACCCGGAAAGGCAACCAACAATGCACGCTATCTCAAGCGGTGTATCCACGAGGCGGTGGGCACTGTCGTGGTGTCTGCTCGTGCTATCATGGACTGGCTACAGGCTGTGTCTGTGGTTCTGTCGGATGACGACCGTGCTGTGTCTTGGGTTACTCCATGTGGGGTCCGCGTTACTCAACGGTATGTTGAGACTCGACGCAAGACTCTCGAAACAGTCTGGGGATCCCTCTCCCTTCAAGAGCCAAACGCGGATTGGTCCCTGTCACACCGGGATCAGTACCGGGGGATTGCCCCCAATGTGGTCCATTCGTTTGATGCTGCTCACCTTGTCCAGACTTTCAACTTGTTTGCACAACACGAACCGTACGCTGATGTCGTTGGGACGCACGACGCATTCACCACTCAAGCGGGTGCTATGGAGACTCTTTCCCGTATCACCCGTGAATCATTCGTGAGTATCTACTCCGAGGATTGGTTGGACAAGTTGTACCAGTACTTCCAGTCGCAGACAAAGAAGGAGATCCCGAAGCCCCCGGCTCGTGGTGTCCTTGACATTCGACAGGTTCTTCTGTCAGAAGGATTCTTCCGATGAGCAAGAAGCCCCCTAAGGGGGAGTTCGTTGATAAGGTCATCAAGCAGAAACTCGGGAAGAAGCTGGTGCTGCTTGCACCCAACGTGTGTCTCACGGAAGAGATGTTCAACAACCTCGACCATGTGCCCGACCTGTGGCTTGTGTCCACCAAGTTGGATGGTTGGCGTTGTCTCATCACTGGTGATGGAGTGTTCACACGATCCGGTGAGACCATCCCGAATCCACTGTTCAACCTGTTACCCGAGATTCGCTCTATGGTGCAGTACTGCAAAGAGCAGCGGGTTATCTTGGATGGTGAGATTGTTGGGTTCCCATTCAATGAGTTGAGTGGGCTACTGCGTCGTCAGCACACCAGCATAGAGGATGCAGAGAAGATCGACAAACTGACGATTGGTTTGTTTGATTGTGTCTCGTACTCCAACTACTTCAACGGAGGACAGTACGCCCAATACTGGGCACGACAGAAGGATCTGTCGCGGTACTTGCTGGACTGGATGCGGTGGTCGGTTGGCAGTGTACTCAGGAACGGTGTGTTCTGGACAATCCAGCAGCACGGGGTAAGGGCGTGGCATGAGATCGAAACATGGTATGACCACGCAATCGAGCAGGGACACGAAGGATTGATTGTTCGCTCATCTGAGGGTGGGTATAAGCACGGTCGAGCAACGATCAATCAAGCAATCATCTTCAAGATGAAGCCAGAGGAAACGGTTGATGCACAGATCATCGAGGTTGTTCCACGGAAGGAACGAATCGATACCGCTCATGGTGCAGACAACAGCCGATTCTCTTTGTTCCGTGCCGAGAGGCGAACGCACAGAGCAGCAGCGTTCAAGGCAGTTGAAGCGGCGGGATCATTCAAGGTCCGAACCGCAGATGGATTGGAGTTCTTCACAAGTCTGGGCAAGATCGATAAGACCGAGCGTGCCCGACTGTGGGAAGATCGTGACAACCTACTGGGTCGGTGGGTTGAGATCGAGTGCATGGGGTATGGTGCTGTCACAGCACCTCGTCACCCAAGAGTGAAACGGTTCCGACCTGACAAGGACAAGTAGTGGACTATACACTCGTATTCTCTGATCCGCATACTCATGTTGGAGATGACCTGACACGGTTCGATCTTCTGAATCGCTTCATCAAGAGCGATCGTCGCATCGGTCAAGTCATCTGTGGTGGTGACTTCTTGTCATTGGACTCGTGTTCAACGCACGAGATCCCCGGCTCATTGGCTGATCGTCAGAAACCCCTTCTCAAGGATGAGATCGCGGTTGGACTTGAAGCCAGTAGACGATTGACCAAGGGTCTTCAAACTCGTGTCCACTTCACCATGGTTGGAGGAAACCATGAAGATCGACTGTGGCGTTTCATGTGCAAGCATCCGTCAGAGATGAGTGCAGAGAACCCCGGTGATCTGAAACATCTGTTGAAGTATGACAAGCACTGGGATGCGTACTACAACTACAAGGAGTTCTTTCATGGGTGGGGTTTCCAAGTCACCCACATACCGCATACCGTTATGGGTCGCCCTATCGGGGGCAGCAACGCAAGTCGTACAGTGGGTCTGCATTCAGGTAGAGATACCCTGTATGGTCACTGTCATACCTTTCAGGTACTCACAGTACCGTTGCTGAATGGAGCAAAGAGAACAGTTGTGTCCCTTCCATCGTTCATGGAACCGGGATACGTGCCACCATATGCAAAGAACCTTATGACCGGCTGGTCGAATGGGTTCGTTGTGATTGGGCACAATGATGATGGAATCGATAGTGTTCGATATGTGTCGAACACTGAGTTGTCTCAGTTGATGGAGTGAAATCGTTATGGCTATGAGTTTCAACAAGAACAAGTCCGCCGCCAAGTCCACCAAGCCCGCAGCAAAGGCTCCGGCCAAGGCACCCGCCAAGGCTGCACCGAAGGCCGCCGCCAAGCCCGCACCCAAGGCACCCGCCAAGCCCGCACCCAAGGCACCCGCCAAGGCCCCGGCCAAGGCCCCGGCCAAGGCTGCACCAAAGTCTCCCGCGAAACCCGCACCCAAGGCGGCACCGAAGAAGCAGGCTTCCAGCAATCGCTGGGAGACCCCGGACTACAGTGAACATGCTGTTGTGCTGAATGAAGAGAACAATCTCGCATTCGATCCGGCGGGTTCGATCTGCACGCCGATCGGTGAGTTCCAGTACGCTTGGGTTGGTGACAAGGTGGACGACAAGTTCGGCAAGGAGAAGCAGAAGATCACCGTCATCTTCGATCCCGAGGATGCGGAACTTCCGCAGTTCGCTGAACGCCTTCAGGCATTCCAGTCTGCGTTCTTTGAATCGCAGGGTTGGGAAGTGCCCGACAGCGTGCCCTGCATCAATCAGGAGGACGACAAGTTCGAGGGTCGTCCCTTCATGGTCATCGCACGCAACGCCAAGCGGGATGACGAAGGCAACGTGATCCCTGTCCCGCACTATGACGACTCGGCACAGTCGATCGACATGGTTGCATTCAGCGGCGATAAGGGTCGCGTCGAACTCAGCCTGTGTGGTTATGCCACCCCGCAGAACACTGGTGTCAAGGCATTCCTCAATGCGGTGCAGATCCTTGAGGTTGGTGAACGCAAGAAGTCAGGCGGTACGTTCCGCAACGAGGGCACCGGAGCCGGTGCCTCATTCAGTAACAACAAGCCCAAGTTTGGTAAGGGCAAGGGCAAGGCCCCGGCTGCTGCCGAGGAAGAGGAAGTGATCGAAGATGGCGAAGAAACGGAAGAGGGAGATGGATCCGACGAGGGAGAAGATCTCCCCTTCTAAAGGTGCAGTGTGGGGATTCAAGTTCCCCATTGAACCTGTCGCTGCATCCCGTCCACGAGTCGGACGATGGGCCACGTACTACGAAGGCCCATATCAAGACTTCAGGACGACGATGAAGGATCTAGTCCTCAAGGTGGTGGAGAAGAATCTTGGGCACCGCACGTTCGTTGACACCGCATTCGATGCGGCAGTCACGTTCATTGTGCAGCGTCCTTCCTCCACCACCTTGGGCTGGCCGGACCCTGACATCGACAACTACCAGAAAGCGATCTTCGATCAACTCAACCTCGTGTTGTTTGATGATGATCGCTGCATCGTTGGTGTCAACGCCGAGAAGCGTTGGACCAAGACGAACGAGAAGCCCGGAATCATTATCGAACTGACCAGCCTTGGTCGGTTCAAGGTACCACATGCCAAGACCAAGACGCGAGAACGGAGTGCCCGTGGGACGGGAACCGTGCCCCGCGTGTCAAAGCAACGGCGAGGACAGTAAAGGCGATAACCTTGTTCGATACGACAACGGTTCGGCCTACTGCTTTGCGTGCAAACACACGGAGTATGAGATGAGCAGCAAGCCCGAATCAAAGAAGGTTACGCCGGTGACCCAGCCGACTGCAAAGAAGAAGCAGTTGTGTACCACCGGATCAATCAAGGCTTTGGTGGCACGAAAGATCACCAAGCCCACATGCCAGAAGTTTGACTACCAAGTCGTGACCACCAACGGCAAGGAGTGGCACATTGCCAACTATACCGACAAGGCCGGTAAGGTTGTGTGCCAGAAGTTGCGGTCACCTGATAAGAAGTTCACTTGGGTCGGTGACACCAAGCACATCGAGTTGTTCGGGCAACACCTATGGAAGAAGGGTGGCAAGCGTCTGGTCATCACCGAGGGTGAGATCGACGCACTCACCGTATCTCAGGTGCAGCAGAACAAGTGGCCGGTTGTCAGCCTCCCGAGTGGTGCGGCAGGGGCGGTAAAGGCGATCAAGGACAACCTTGAGTTCGTTGAGTCCTTCGAGACTGTAGTGTTGTGCTTTGACGCTGATGAGGCGGGTCAGAAGGCGGCAGTTGAGGTGGCAACACTTCTGACTCCCGGCAGGGCACACATCACACGGTTGGCTCTGAAGGATCCGAATGAGTATCTGAAGAACGGGGATGTGGACGGACTCACTACCTGTTTGTGGAACTCGTCGCCTTACCGCCCCGATGGTATTGTCAACATCTCCGACATTGACATGACCAACGAGAACAACCTCACGGTGATTGACTATCCATGGATGGCAATGACCACAGCGTTGTTCGGTCGTCGAATGGGAGAACTGTTGATCCACACATCCGGCTCTGGCATGGGTAAGTCAACCGTGCTTCGAGAGATGCTGTACCATGACATCTGGGCAGGGAACCGTCCCGGCCTCATGTTCTTGGAAGAGTCAGCACGACAGACAGTGCAGTCACTCATTGCACTCGAACTGAACAAGCCGGTTCGGAAGATCATGGCGGCTCGTGCTGTGAATGCTGCAAGGAAGCAGCAGAAGTTGAAGGCCCTTGAGTTCAACGTCAAGGACGACCTCACGGACAAAGAGTATCAAGCAGCACACAAGAAGTTGTGCGATACCGGATTGTCGTTGTACGATCACTTCGGTTCGCTTGATGCTGATGATCTCATCCAGAAGATGAACTACATGGTCACTGCACTTGGGTGCAAGGTCATCTATCTGGATCACATTTCAATCGTGATCTCTGGTCTCGACTCAGGTAACGAACGCAAGGACATCGATGTGATGATGACCAAACTGCGTTCGTTTGTCGAGCGAACCGGATGCAGAGTGGAGGCGGTATGTCATCTCACAAAGCCCGATGGTCAGCCATTCGAGGAAGGTGGACAGATCTCCCTGAAGGATCTTCGAGGATCCGGGTCGCTGTACCAACTCGCGGACGGATGTCTTGGGTACGAACGAAACCAGCAAGCACTCGATCCTGAGGAAGCGAACACGATTGTAGTTCGCAGTCTGAAGGATCGCTTTGCTGGTGTCACTGGCATTGTTAATGCCCTTCGGTACAGCCCTACGACTGGGCGACTCACTGAAGTTGAATGGGGACGCGACGAAGAAGGGAACATTGTGTTCGCTGATCTTCCCGAGAAGTCCAAGTCTAAGCAGTCGAAAGGAAAGTCATTCAAGAATGAACGAGACATCGAATACACCGAAGGAACAGACCAACTCGCAGACGATTGAGTCAATCAAGCCGATTCCGGCTATGGCACCCATGCGTCGTCCCAGCACAATGCAGGTAGACCACCTGTACAACAGTCAGCGGCTCTACGAAGCGAGTCTTGCAATCGGCACACTCACCGAGACTGTCAATGTGCTGGTCGCTGAGGTGCTGGCACTGAAGGCAACCGTGACGCGGCTTAGCACGCCGCCGACTCCGGCCACTGCCAAGAACAAGTAACCCCGCCGTTGTAGAGACACACGGTCACCGACACCACGCCGAAAGGTTTGGTGTCGATTTCTATGAACCACCTCCTTTCCATCGTCCTTTGGTTTGTGATCCTGATCCAGCCTCCGCTCGAACCGAACACCGCTGAGCAGTGTGATCGGATCTACGCTGAGGTGTTGTCCTCCCTGTACGAGGCGTTCTGCAACAATCAGATTTCGTATGCAGTGTACCTTGACTGGTACCGATACAATCACAACCAATGGAAGCAGTGCCGTGCAGCCGCAAAGATCCACCCGGATTGGTGGATCGGAACACCGGAGTAACGAGTGAGACTACTCTTTGACATCGAAGCAGATGGGCTGTTGATTGACGCTCAGAATGTTTGGTGTCTCTGTGCCAAAGACATTGACACCGACGAGACCTATGCCTACGGGCCTGACGACATTGCCGATGGTGTGGCACTGCTTGATTCGGCAGAGTGTGTGATTGGACACAACATTGTGATGTACGACATCCCTGTGTTGCGTCGGCTGTACGGTCTTAAGCAGAACAAAGCGATTGACACCCTGCTCATCAGTCGTCTATTGTGGCCGTGTCGAATCCTCAGTAAGATCAAGGATCACAAACTTGCATACTGGGGGAAGTTACTTGGCTTCCCCAAGATGGACCACACGGACTTCACCCGGTTCTCACCAGAGATGATGACCTACTGTGGCAATGACGTTCAGTTGGGTCACCTGATCTACAAGTATCAGAAGATGAAGTGGGGTGGATGGGAGACCGCTATTCGTCTTGAGCATCGGGTTGCCGCGATCATCGCTGAGCAACTTGAGAACGGGATGAACATCAACCCAAGCAAGGCCGCTGAGTTGCACAAGGTCACTCAAGAGGCAGTAGAGCAGATTACCAGTGAACTTCAGGAAGCACTGCCGGGTTGGACTCAGGTGATGAAGAAGCCCGCTGAGTACACAGCACGAGTGAACAACATCACATACAGTGCCGCAACCAAGGGTGCGTTGAAGCTGGAGTTGAAGGAGAACGGGATCCGGCCCTCAATGGTGGAGATCGTGGCAGGTCCACCCGAGGAACGGTATCATCCGTTCAACCCCGGATCTGGTCCTGACATCATCCGGGCATTCAAGGAGAAGTACAACTGGAAGCCCAAGATCTTCACTAAGGACGATAAGGGCAAACCAACGACCACACCATCAACGGATGGTGACACACTTGAGAAGTTGACATTCCCAGAAGCGCAACCCATCCTTGAGTTTCGGATGTATCGGCATCGATCCACCTCAGCGATGACATGGATTGACTCGATCAACCCCACTACGGGTCGGCTGCACCACAGTGTCATCACCAATGGTGCGGTTACCGGTCGCATGACCCACTCTGATCCGAACATCAACATCCCCAAGGTTCGATCGAACAAGGATGGCCCTGTTCTTGGACGAGAGGGTGAGTTCGGTTGGGAGTGTCGTGCGTGCTTTGAACCACGACAAGGTTGGTGGCAGGTTGGTGCAGATGCCAGTGGCCTAGAGTTGCGTATGTTGGCGCACTACATGGCAGAGTTCGATGGCGGCGAGTACGCCAAGATCCTACTCGATGGTGATGTGCATACGCACAACATGAAGGCCGCTGGTTTGTCCAGCCGCGATCAAGCCAAGACGTTCATCTACGGCTTCTTGTATGGTGCCGGTGGCGCAAAGATCGGCAAGATCGTGGGTGGTAGCAGAGATGATGGTGAAGCACTCAAGGCCAAGTTCCTTCGAGGTCTTCCTGCACTGGCTGCTCTGAAGGCCAGTCTTGAGAAGCATGTCGAGCGATTCGGATTCCTGTACGGCCTCGATGGTCGCAAGGTTCCGACTCGTGCTTCGCACTCAATCCTGAACACACACCTTCAGGGCGGCGGTGCAATCGTGATGAAGTACGCTACATGCTTCAGGCGGAACCGCATTGTAGAAGTGTTGGGTCCACCGAATACGGGTGTGTGGGGCGACCTCGCTATGATCCACGACGAGTGGCAAAGTGAGGCAAAGAAGAAACAAGACGCTGAAGCGATTGGCAAAGCATCTGTTGCGGCACTGCGTCGTACAGGTGAGTTCCTCAAACTTCGGTGTCGCTTAGATGGAGAGTACAAGATTGGACGCAACTGGGCAGAATGTCACTAACGATGCACGATGGCGGCGCGAGGGTGGGCTGTTTGGACAGAACATTCTGTTGTGCGATTGGTGCGATGTGCAAGCACAACTGAACTATGCAACTCGGATGTTTGAGTGTCCGGCATGTAATCGAAGAATGGAGGATCGTGAAGTTGAAGCGATGCTTGAACGTCCCCGTACGCCAGCACCTCGAAACACCGGCCCCAACTTCGTTGTCAAAGACAGCGGAGTACGATCACAGTTCTCGACTGGTTCAGTCAGGGACGCTCGGGAGGGCAAGGGCCGACCAGAACTCATCTCGCCCATTTACCTGCGACGACTTGCACAGCATTGTGAAGCCGGTGCGAAGAAGTACTCGCCGCGTAACTGGGAGAAAGGCCAACCGCTCTGCGAGTCGTACTACGGCTCAGCAAAGCGACACCTTGAGTCATGGCTTGAGGGTCTTAACGATGAAGATCACCTTTCCGCCGCCGCTTGGAACATTATGTGCCTCATCCACACTGAGGAAATGATTCGTCGTGGTCTCTTACCCAAGGAGTTGAATGACCGCCCGAGCTACGTCCAGAACCCCAAGCCCTAAGCAGCGCGTTGCACTGATCGATGGTGACTTTGCAATCTATTGGACCGCGTACCTCAGTGAAGGTGAATCAGATGCCCAAGGATTTCTAGACAACCTCGATGGTGTGATCGAATCGTGGACCAAGAAGGCAGGATGCACCAAGGCTCACATCTGTCTCAGTCTGTTCAAGGTCAAGAACTTTCGGCACACATTGTACAAGGACTACAAGAAGTGCCGCAAGGGTCGTGAACTTCCCTCGTTCATCAAGGAAGGGTATGACTACCTTGCTGGTCGTGGACACAAGCACTCAGTGATTCAGATCCTTGGCCTTGAGGCCGATGACCTCATGGGTATCGCAGCGACCACGGAGAACGCCAACAACGAGTTCGTGATTGTCACAGTAGACAAGGATCTTCAGACGATCCCCGGCGAACACTGGAACCCACGGACGGGTGCAACCTGCAAGGTGTCCCCGATGGATGCACTTCGGAAGTTGTACACGCAGTGGCTCACTGGTGATGCCACGGATTCAGTGCCGGGCCTTCCCGGTGTTGGGCCGAAGAAGGCACAGAAGATCATCGATGCTGTCACATCATACAAAGACCTCAATCGGTATGAACGAGAACTTTGTCGTGCTGTTCAAGAGGCGTACATCGATGCAGGACAGAAGAAGACCTACTGGTTGACCATGGGTCGTCTTGTCAAGATCCTCACCTCTCGTGAATGGGACCGCAAGAAGAAGACGTTCAAGATGTGGGAGCCTCCGGTATGAGTGCAGGCGAGAATGATTATTCTTCCGCCGTACAGGAGGAACCTTTCGTTGTGCGAGTGGTTCACGTTGTGTCCTCGATCAAGCGATCTTGGCGTGACGGATACTATGGTCACATCGTCTTCCTCCTGTTGTACTGGTTGTTCTACTCACGGTGGACCCATGTGCAGGGATGGTCATTCCATCAATACCGGATCTTCGATGCCGAGTTGGGTTCAGAGAATGTCTCTGGATACCCGATTGACGGTTTCTTTGATACGGTTAGTTGGTGGGATGTGAACTATGAACTCCACATCAATAGGTTGACCAACATACCAGAGCAGTACGCTTGTGACAGACTTCCGTTCTGTCTGAAGTGGTTCTTCTTTGGTGGTCCTCAACCCGTCACTTGTGCCAGTGTGGTTGCAAACTACTTGGCACAGCAGATCGTATTGGATGAGAACAAACATGAACGACAGATTACAGCGGATTCGTGGCGATCTCTTGTCACGCCTCGCCAAGTCAAGAAGTTCCTTGACAAACACTACCCGCACACAGCCCTCCGCATGTCCGATTAACCTGAACGAAGAGTTCATTCAGTGGTTGATCGATCGACTTGATCCGGTGGACTTTCTCGGGCGTGTCCCAACAGTAGACGAGTGTGTCACCCGACATGCTCAAGAGCGAGTTGTGCAGTTGCTCATCAATGAGTTCCAGACACAACAGAAGGGCATGTAATGAGTGCCATCTTTAGTCCCCCCAAAGCACCCAAGGTGAAGACCCCAACGCCAGAAGAGATTGCAGCAAAGGACCGTGCCCGACTACAGGCCGAGAACGAGGCCATTCGTGCTTCGATCCTTGAACGCAACTCGACACCGCGTGGGGCCTTGTCACTGACCCAACCCGGATTGGCGGTACCGATTCAATGAACGCATACACAACCACAATCCTGTCTGAGTTCAACACTCTACAGGGTGAGGTGTCAGGTGCCCTCGCAACCAAGCGAGAGGTCGCCGCACTGTCGATCCCGACTGAACTTCCCCCAGAGAACTGGACACCGGATGCCGAGTTGGATCATCCTCTCTCAGGAACCCCGGCTGAATCAGCGCGAGTTCTGGTTCCGAACCTTGTGAATGCAGTGTTGCCCACCAATGGCACCGGCATCTTCACTATTCGGATTGCTGATGCGATTGATCCTCGATTGAAGGTGATCGCCGCCAGCCTCGGAAACCAGTTGGCTGCTGAAGCCATGACTGTACTGAACGCATCGAACCTTCGGGCTTTGCTGCACGATGCTCTGCGGGCACTTGTGGTTGTTGGTGATGCCTGTGTCGAGCAGGTGAATGAGCGTCGATTCGTCATGCACAAGGTGGACAACTTCGTTGTGCATCGCATGAAGGATGGGCGTATCTATCGCCTCATCGTTCGAGAGTGGGTCGATTGGAAGACCCTTCCGGGCAACTACCTGATTGGTGATGCTCCTTCCATCAGTATCGGGACACGGCGAATGGAGCCGTTGTTCACGGAACTCAAGTGGAACGATGTCTCCAAGCGGTATGACAAGCGCGTTGAGTTCCGCAATCACATTGTCGAGCGTGGTGAGGTTGAGGTAATCAACTACTACCCACTTCGTGCAAGACAGCAGATCGGTTCTGATATCGGTGTCTCGATCTTCGAGGACATCATCGGAACCCTTCAAGGTCTTCAGTGTGCCGAACTCGCCTTGCTTGAAGGCTTGGCCTCAAACAGTGAGTTCCGTATTCTTGTGAATCCCACCGGCCTGACTCAGGTCGAGGATGTGCAGGACTCACGCAACGGACAGATCATGTCTGGTCGTGGTGAGGATGTGAACGTCACAGGACTCGGCAACGCAGTCCAAGTGCAGTTGGCACAGGCTGCGGTTGAGAAGTATGAGCGTGCTGTTCGATCAGCGTGTTCCTATGGTCGTGCCTATGCGTCCTCCAACCGAGACCGCGTGACAGCGGCAGAGGTTCAGGTGGATGCAAAGGAACGAGAGGGCGGTGTATCAGGCGTTCTCACAAACTTGAGCAGCGAACTGTTGATTCCGATGATCTTCCGTACGATCTTTCTCCTGAGGGAGAAGATCAAGGATCCGATCATGCTGGGCTTCGTCGCTGATATCCTCAAGGATCCTGATATGGTGCAACTAGCAACTGGTGTTGCTGCGTTGCATCTTGAGATTCGTGGTCTTCGACTCAGCGAAGTTGTCAACACCCTTGTGCGGTTGCCTGAACCCGCATGGGCTGACATCGACTGGTCCAAAGTCACGCAGGAGTTGTTCAACTCTGCTGGATTCGTTGGATCAGAGTTCCTCAAGACCCCAGAACAGAAACAAGCAGAACAACAGCAGCAGATGGCTGCGACTGCTGGCAATGCAGCGGCACAGACTATGGGTGAATCCGTGTTGGATTCGCAACAGGTACCGCCGCAAGCCCAGCCAGCAATGTAAGGAGTGCAGATGGCGATTTCAGATGTGCTGTATAAGGCGTGCCTTGAACACTTCACCGCAAACCCCTCGGAGATCGATCCGAAGTTCGGCGGTGATCCAGCCAAGGCAGCAGCCGCATTCGCAGAATCGGGCAAGACGATGACACAGTTGTTTCAGGAGTTGGCTCAGATCAAGAAGACCACTCCCGCACCGGCTCCGTCACCGAACCCGACCGCCCCCTCGGGTATTCAGATCCCCGAGCCGCCGCGTGAGGACATCAATCAGATCCTCACCCGCCTCAAGTCTGAGGTGGTAACCAACGGCGATGCGTCCAATGCAACCAAGGACGCACTTGTTCGTACAGGAGGGTACACCCTTGATTCGATCGCAATGCTTGTTGCCGGTATTCGTACCGGTGCAACGCAGCAGATCAACGAGGCAGTCACTCTCCTTGGAACCAAAGACGAGTACGATCGCGTGATCGGATTCGCAGCTACGCTCCCGGCAGCAGAGGTCTCGCACCTGCGTAATGCTCTGTCTGGTCCGGGTTGGCAGACCGTTCTTCTGGGTATTCAGGCGCGGATGGTCGCCTCTCGTGGTATCGGGACTTCTCGTGAGGGAACCCCGATCAACCACGTACCCGGAAACAGCGGCGTGACCAAGATGGTCTTCCTTGACTACAACCAGTATCTCGCGGCATTCCGCGATCCGAAGTATTACACGGATCCGGCGTATCGTGATGCGGTTGCTGTGGCTGCTGCCGACTTCATGACCAAGAATCCGAAGATGACGGGTTGATCTCCCATCCTTCCATCCCCGAAAGGTGGTGGAAGGGTTTCACTCACTCCGGTCGAGGCACTGCTTGTCGCGGTGCTTCGGCTTTCTAACCAGTGCCACAGCCTCCATCTTGGGCTATGGCACGAATACTTCGGTAAACGTCACATCACCTGATGCACAGGCGTGATTGGTTCCGATGAGGATCTCACAGGCGTAAGAGCCTTGAGTTCCTTTCTCTCATCAACCCGCTGGGCAACCACTCGGGACATGAGAATCAATGTTTGGCGACTGAGGCTGTCGAGGCTCCTTTGAGAAGGAACAACCGAGACAACAACCGAAGGCGTTTGTTGTTCCTTTCTTTCTTTATAGGAGATCTAACATGATCTTTGCTCCTATGGCTAACAGTGCGTCCAACGGTGGCGTTGACCGCACGGGCCTTTACCTCCCCACGTACACTGGTGAGGTTCTCACGTTCTTTCAGGACAACCTTCTTCTGACCGGCCTCGTTGATGCGAAGCCCGCAGTCAAGGGTTACGAAGTTCAGTTCAGTCGCTTCGGTCAGGTCAACTCTGAGCAGCACGAGTTGAATGCCGAGATTCTCGGTACCAACGCTGAACAGGCGAAGGTGTCGTACTACCTCGACAAGCGTGCCATCATCTCCGCAAACACGATGGATGATGTGGAGAACGAGCTTGCCCAGTGGGAGACTCGTTCCAAGTTGGCGGCTGAGCAGGGTGCGGAAATCGCACGCCGAATGGAGAAGCGAGTCGCTGCTCTGATCTGCAAGGCTGGTCTCACTGCCGCCATCTCGGGTACTTCGTTCCCCGGTGGTGGTATCGGTGGTACTGGTGCTGTGAAGCTGAACACGAACTTCACCAGTTCGGATCCCACGGTGTCCAGTGCCGCGATCTGTAAGGCCATTGATGATTGGCTGATCTGGCGCGATCAGGCCAACCACCCCGATGGCGAGATCTACTGTGTGATTCCTCCCCAGCAGTGGCACGGTCTTCGCAACTTCAACGGCGTGATCTACGTCGCCGCGAACATCAGTGCTACGGCTGCTGCTTCGGCTACGGGCCTGAATCCCTTCATGCCCAACCTGTCGGTGGGTGCGTCCCGTAAGGACTTCCTCCTGTACAAGGGCGTGAAGATCTACCAGAGCAACTTCATCCCCAGCACGAACACGCTGACCAGCGGGTATCTGGACGAAGCCAACACCTACGGCGGCGACTTCACCAAGGTCTTCGGTGCGATCTGGCAGCGTGAGGCTGTCGGCTTCGTCACCGTGCGTGCCCCCAAGGTTGAGGCGTGGCGTACCCCCAGTCGTCAGAACGAGACTCTGATGACCTCGATGATGACTGGTGGTGGTGCGGTTCGTTGCGAACTGGCTTGCACCCTCACCCACACCGCTTAATCGTTTGCTCAGCAAACAGAAAGTCCATCACTCATGGCAAACGTATTCACGAAGGCAGGTGTCAGTGCGACCCTGCCCAGTTCCAATCAGTCCAACGATCGACTCGTTGCTCCCGGCTACCCCGCTGCCGGTGATATCTGGGTAACCGATATCACCAAGGCACAGTGTAAGAACCGCGTGGTCGAGTTGTTCCCTATCACCTCGAACGCCACGCACCTCAACAACTACGGCAAGGTCGTGTTCGACTCCGCTGGTGCGATCTCGGCACTGCCTTCGGGCTCGGGCTTCGTGGCTGTTGCCGCGATGTCCACCGCGAACAAGTGCAACATGGGATTCACGACCATCAACGGCGTTGAGTACCTGTCGGTCGCGTTGCTCGGCACGCAGTACAATGCTGTGGCCGCAACCGCTGGCTCGCTGGTCCTCAAGTTCGTTGCGTAACATCTCAACATCTACATGCCCCTACTTATGCGACAGCAAGGTAGGGGCTTTTACCGAAAGGAAACCATGACAACTATGCTTCGATGGTCTCGGCTCAGTGCCGTTAATGCCATCCTCCGTGCGGCAGGTGAGGCCCCCGTCAACAGTCTTGAGTCAGGTGTCAATGACACCCTGATTGCGGAGGCTGTGCTTGATGAACACACTCTGCGTTGGCTCACAGCAAACAACATCGTATCGTCCACGTTCATTCAGGAGTGGACACCGGATGATGATGGGTTCATCAACCTCCCAACCGGCACACTGTATGCCAAGCCCACTGATCCAGACATGCCCTATGTCCAGCGAGGATCCAGTCCCACACGATTGTGGAACGTGACCGACAACACCTACGTGTTTGAGGAAGCAGTTGAACTGAGGGTGACCGTGGGTGTGTCCTTTGAGGAACTCCCTGTCTCATCGCAGCAGGCCATCGTTGACTCAGCGCGGGTTGAGTATCAGATGTTCCAGCAAGGCGATCCCGCAGTTCACGCACTACTTAGCAATGAGGCAATGCGAAGTCGCATTGTCGGTATTGGCAAGGATGCCTCTGCTGATGGTAAGACCGTCTTTGATTCCAAGCACAGCAACGCATACAAGTGGGCGTTGATTCGACGCTACTCACCCGGAGGCCGTTCGTGACTACACCAGTGAATATCCCCTCGATGATCTCGGGGGTCTCCCGTCAGCCCTCAGACCAGCGGCTTGCTTCTCAGGTTGAGGAAGCGGACAATGTGACGCTGAAGCTGACTCGCGGCTGCGAGAGGCGTAACGGCACCAGACCTATCTGGTCTGCTGCCTCTGATCGAGCAGTCAACATCGCGCCCTCAGCAGACAACTACTGGATCAGATTCCTGCGAGATGAGACTCGTATGTATCTGATCTGCATCAATCCCACAGCCTCATCCGGCGACACCGTTCGTGCTGTGAATCTTGCCACTGGTGATCTCGTGACTGTCACCTATGACACAACGTATGGTGACCCCAAGACCTATCTCAGGACTGGAACAGGTAAGTTGCGGCACACCGTGTCCGGTGATACCACGATTGTCTCCAATGGCAATGTAACGCCGGCCCTCAGTGGTTCGAGTACCTCGTACACCTTTGGCGGCAAGTCGGTTGATGATTCGACTTGTACTCACTTCAAGGCGACATACCTTGACTTCGACAACCCGCCGACAGTCAACGGTGAGTATTGGTATGCACAGAAGGACTCGGTTGGATGGCCCGCTGGGTACTATGTGTCACAGAATGTTGGTACCGCTGGTCCGAAGTACAAGCGGATACGCACACCTGAAGCCAACTACACCATGGACCCGCTGACTATGCCGGTGAAGATCTTCTTCAACGGTTCATCGTTTGTGGTTTCCTGTATTCAGTGGGGTTCTCGGCTAAGCGGCGACAGTGTGACCAACCCCAGTCCAGACTTCACTGGACAGGCCATCAATGCGATCACCTTTCACGGAGATCGGCTGTACTTCGGTTATGCCAATCGAATCTGGGGTTCTCCAATGGGGGACTACTGGAACACATGGCTTGACAACTGGCAGGTAGTTGGGGACACGGACTTCGTATCTGGTCTTCTCCCGTCTGAAGGTGTCTCGTTTGTTTCCGACCTTGCGTCCTTCGAGAACGGCCTCGTTGTCTTCGGCACCAATGACCAACAGTTCCTTGTGACCACCACCGATGGTAGTCCCATTGCACCCGGAACATTTGGTATCATTCCATCCACAAGAGAGTCGCATTCATCTCTGGCTCGTCCCCTGTACTTGGGTAAGGCTCTGTACTGGGTGAGTTCACTGAACACCAAGTTGATGGAGTACCGCTATACCGGAAACGGTCTGGTGAATATGGCTATCAACTGTTCCTCCCATGTGAACGGCTATCTACCAGCAACTCCAATCATGCTTTCAGCATCATCGACGTATGGGATGATCTTCCTGTCGTCGTCCGATGCACCGAGTACGCTTCATGTTCACACCCTCTTGTTGATGGGTGAGCAGAAGGTTCAATCGGCGTGGTCTAAGTTTGCTTTCAATGGTGATGTGGCTGTTCACTGCTGTATGGGTGACTCGCTGTACTTGCTCTTGAAGAGGTTGGGTAAGTACTACCTAGAGTATGCGTCGTTGGCGGACACGACAACCGACTCGTTGCTTCCGGTCCATGCCAGAATCGATGGGGCATACGCTCTGTACGGCACGTACGATCCGGTAGCAAACGAAACAGCGTGGGCCTTGGAGTTCACCGATGAGGCTGTTGACACTGTTGTTCTCACTGAAGAGTTCACGGGTCGCGGCGGTATCTCCGTCAGTGTTGAGAACAACGGCGGAACCGAAGTGGTCGCCACTGGGGACTACTCGTCAGGTCTTGTCTATGTCGGGCGATCCTTCGACTCTCGTGTTCGATTGAGTCCGCCTGTTGTCAAGGACCAGAACGGTGCCGCCAAAGTGGGCATCACCACAATCGTCACCATGAGCCTGAACATCATGGAGTCCGGTTACTTGGATATCGTCAAGACACCATATAGGCGCGAACCGTTCACGTACACATACACCACCCTTGAAACAGGTGTGTCCATGTTTGGTGTCATCTCGTTGTTGTCCGGTGTTGAGACAATCACCACCGCAGTAGGAATGAAATCCAACGCCAACAACACAATCGATATCACGAGTTCATCACACCTTCCATTCCGTGTGACAAGCGGGGCGTTCAACGTCCGCTTCACACCTAGCAGGAGACCAATCTAATGGTCACTACGACCATTGCTGTTGCTGCTGTCTCAGCGGCGGCTGCAATGAAGGCATCTTCCGATGCCAATAAGGTCGCATCACAGAATCAGAGAAACGCAATCGCGGCACAGAAGTCAAATGAGGCTCTGGCTGCTGTTGACACCGCCAACAAGATTCAAGCCAACGCACGCACACAGGAGGCACGACGCAAGGCTCGTCGCTCCGTACTGACCTCTCGTGGTCTGTCCGGTGGTGCTTCGGCCTTGGCCCTCGACAACGCAGATATTGCCGGATCCCTTGGGAACCAGACCGCTATCCTGTCCGATCTGGATCGGGTACGGGCTGGGCTTGCTATCGATACCGGAAACCGTGTTGGTCAGTACCAGTCTCAGAAGTCAAGCGTGGGCTTGAGTGGTTTGACTGGTGCCCTTCAGGGTGCGGCCATGGGTATGCAGATGGGTCAGGCGTTTGGCGGCGGTGGAGGCGGAGGCGGTGGGGAAGACTACATGACCCCTGAAATGCTGAAGGCAAGAGAGGCGGTGGGGTCGTGAGTCAAGTAGTATCTCCAACTTCATTCCTTGGTGGCAACATCACACCACAAGGACAGACAATCCTACCTTCGGGCGGGCTACTTCCTCAACAGGAAGTCTTCAGAGGTCGAGATCAGTTGTCCGAACTGGTCAACGCCCTGTCCAATGTCGGTGGTGCTGTTGCTCAGGTTGTCGAACGCAACCGGATTGATAAAGCACAGGCAGAGGCAAAGAAGGATCAGGAACAAGCAAAGATCCGACAGGCCAAGTCAGAAGAGGAACGCATCGCGGCTCAGCAAGAGCGTGAGAAGTACACCTCATACGAGCAGGGGCTTGCTCAGGCTAGGGCCAAGAGCGTCGAAGACGGGAACCCCGGCGTTGTTCGGGACTATCTTGCCGCGTTCCGCGGTTCTGATGTCTCTGAAATCAACATCCATGCCAACAGTGCATGGGCACAGACGCAGCAAGGCATTCTTGATGACCAGAAGCGTGCCCTGATCGACCAGCGAGAGGCTGAGGCCAAGGCCAAGGCTGATGTTTCGGCACACAATAACGGTGCCCGACAGATTGCTGAGCGAACAAGCACAACACTGAAGACCGCATTCACGGATGAGTCCTCTCCGCTGTTCCAGCAGATCTCAGAGATGCGTGGCTCCGTCAAAGACCAGCGTGCTGCGATCTTCAACGCACTGTTGGAGGGTATCTCTCAGGATCCCGAGACAAGTCACAACGGATATTTCGACGGTAAGACGCTGGATCCCTCCATGCGTGACTACCTTGAGATCCAGACCAACGAGATCCACACCAAGATCATCGAGCATCAAGCAAAGATTGACCGCGAGGTCAATGAGACAATCCGAACTGAGGCTCTGGACAACGCATCGGCGGTGTTTAGAGAGAACCCAGCCGGGTTGTTCGGCTATCTGTTCGATGATGGAGGTGTGTACGACTCAAAGGATGTCAAGGAACCCGAGTTCAACGCTGCTGTCAGTCGCGCCATGGACACACTCATGTATCCCGGCAAGGACAACATCACCAACGGTGAACAGTTGCACGATGTCGTGATGCGAATGCGGGAGTTCGAGTCGTACCTCTCAACCAAGTTCGGTGATCGCTTCAATGCCGACACCGATACTCGAATGCACTCACTCAAGCAGGTCGTGTCGGATGTATCCCGCACCTACATCGAGGCCAATGGTCCAAACTACATCAAGGATCGTGCCGCCAACCTGATGGTTCCACGAGATAACAGCAACTCAGATGCCATGAACCTTGCCGTGAAGTTCTGGCAGGATGCTGGCGGAATGGTTCCAAAGGGCATCGACCTTCGGACATTCACTGTTGAGAACATGCTCCCAATCGACCACGCGGGACACCCAAATGCGTATCTTCAGAAGGTCAAGGAAGGTATCATCGATTCTTTGGACAAACTCGAAACCGAGGCGAAGAAGACGGAGTGGTATGAGAAGAAGCGAACAACGATTTCTTCACGAGAAGCCTTCCTGTCTTCGGTGTACGACTCAGGAATAAAGCCTAGTGTCGATGAGTTGCGTACTCACGCCAATGATCTCACTGTGCTGGGATCGTTGAACAGTCTTGCCAGCACTGACATGACTAAACAGCGTGAGCCTAATGTACACTCACGGATTGTACAGGCCCAGACGCAACTGGCCCTTGGTATTGGATTGACCAGAGAAAGCATGTTGAACACTTTGCGGTCTGACGACCCGAAGTTGTTTAAGCAGAAAGTTGAGATTTACCGTGCCGCATCAGACCTTGACGCAGAGATCTTTGGGTTGGGTTATTCAGAGGCCATGGCTCCAAACGCCATGGCTGGTCTGTTATCTGATGACCCGACCGCCTTTGCTTCTTCTATGGGCTTCGTTCTTTCTGGTGGTGGTGTCGCTGGTGCGAACTTCACCAACACAATCAGAGAGAGCGGACTTGATGATGCGAAACGATCCACAGCCGTCGCACTGGCAGTTGTGGCAGAAGCCAACTACACAAGAGGAATCGTGGACGCGACGAGTTGGTCTGCTCTACAGAATCTCAAGAACACTGCCCTCAACGGATCCTTCGTTGAAGTGAGTCCGAACGACAGGAAGGACACGCGCCTGAATGTCGGAGACTCACATCGTGCTACGCTTGACAGCAATATCAAGCGTGCATTGCAGGAGGCTGTTGGAAGTGGGAAGATTGTTGATGTTCGTGGGATGAACCCGTTCATCTCCGCACTCCCTAAGATTGCCGCAGACTACATGGCCTACGGAATGGATCGACCCGCAGCGTGGAAGGCCGTGATGCTCGACATGAAGACCTCTGGCTTTGCTATGCAGTACGATAGTGAGGATGAATCACTGACTGTCATCCGTGATCCACACAATCACTTCACTGATGCGAAGCACGCATCTGAGCAAGCACGCCAGATGCTTGACTCTCCGCTACCAATGCCACTAGTCGGTGATGCTCAGCGAATGTTTGCACCCATCGGCAATCCCGCTGACCTGAAGGGGAAGTCGATGTGGGAGATCCTGAAGTACAACGACAAGTCTCTGCCTGATCTGAAGGATGTGGACATTCGTGTCTACTATGCCGATGATGTTGCCATGCAGCGTTCCAGTGCAAAGGCATTCATGATTCAGAGTCTTGCTGATGTTGTGCTTGGTGGTGGTGGACTTGTCCAGTACCGAATCAAGGGATCTACTGGATCATTCACAACCATCAAGACCAGTGCCGAGGCCGGTGATGGTCGCCCTATTCGTTGGTCTAACTCCGCACCCAAGGTTGCATACCCGCGTCCGAAAGAGCGTGGGGTCATCAACTATGACTTTGGTGGTGCATTGGACAACCTGATGAACCCGACAAGAGGCTATGACTTCAACGCCGCTTGGGAGAACCTCATCAGTGCAGGTAAGCAGTAATCAATCCTCCCTGTCCGAAAGGATGGGGAGGGTCTTCTCTTTGAAAGGAGAACTATGTCACAGACAGTTACGCAGGATCGCATTGGCGCGGTGTTGAACACACCGGAACGCCCCGAGCCGGGACCGAGTACGTTCTACGGGTCCAAGTTTGAGCCGCCCGAGATGCACCTTGACCTTGAGACCGGCCTTCCCAAGCGAGGTCGGGCACCTCACGGACTCATTGATGAGTTCAAGGCTTCCCGCCTCAACCCCATGGGCGAAGAGGTTGGGCTTGAATACTTCGGCGGTCCCCGGATCCTCACCGGATCTGGTGTCTATCGCAAGTGGACGAATGAAGCACTGTTCACGAACCGCATGGCCTCGATCAATGCCATGACAGAAGATGAGCGGAAGTCCAACGGTATTGCCGATTGGAATGGCACATTCAAGACAGGTCTTGAGCAGTGGAAGAACAAGTACACAAACACTGAACGTCAACTTACTGGTTGGACTGATGAAGAAGTCGCAACCATGGGTGGCCCAGAGAAGGTTGATGAGCAGTTCCGCATGTGGTCTCAGGCGTACTTCGCTGAGCAGACCCTCAATGATCCTGCCATTGCTGACGAGGGGTGGCTCCGGTGGGCTGCTACGGGCATTCCCGGCCTTGCTGCCGATGTCTTTGGTGATCCCAGCACCTATGCCACGGTTGGTGCGGCAGCACTGACCAAGGTCATAGCCAAGCCGTTGACCAAGGAGTTCGGCAAGCTGGCCGTTCGTCAAGCCGGTAAGTCAATGTTCCGCAACACGGCTCTGCGTGAGGTTGCTGGATCTCTCATCAGTGCCGATGCGAAGTTGCAGTCATCCAAGTTGGCAAAGGTTGTTGACTCTCTCTACGTGAGTCACTGGTTGCCTGATGCTGTTGGGCAGAACGTGACGCAGACCTATGGTCAGTACATGGGTCTCAAGAGCAAGTTGGCTGCGGCTGAGCAGGATTACACCGATCTCCCTGAAGCACTTGGCATGGCGGGGTTGTTCGGTATGGGCTTCGCTGCACTTGGTATGGGTGGCACCTATGTGGCTAAGAAGTGGAAGGACAAGGCTGCGGCATCCAAGGCTATGCGCCCTATCCCCGCTTCGGTCGTACAGGCTGGTCCCGTTCCGACCCCCGGCCCACACGCACCGACTCAGACCGCATTGAATGTGCTTCACGCCGGTGCGATCATGGACAATCTGAAGCGCATCACTGGTGATCCTCAGACCATGCTCCACCTCTGGGGCGACACGAACAAGTGGAACCGATGGGACCGCCTGTTGGGTACCACGGTTGCTGACCCCATGCGTCTGGTCCGTCTGCTTGAGAAGAACGCTTCGATGGAAGAGGTTCAGGCATGGCATGACGATCTCGACATCCGTGCCGACTTCGCGGAGAAGGCCCTCGCGGCAGGTAAGCCGTTGCCAAATGCAAGTTCTCTTGTGTCTCGACTCTGGGCACGCCACTCGACCAAGAACAATCTCATGGGAACCATTCCCGTGTCAGCGTTCCCTCAGCGTGGTGGTCTGTCTTCTCCTATCTCCCCCAATGCCAACGCAACGGTGAGCAAGACGGGACGAGCCAGAGTGTTCTTCAACGGTGGATTCCCGGTGTTCGACAAGGTTGGACCGAAGAAGATGGTATCAATGCCGAACGGTGTTGGTGTCGAACTTCCCAAGCACATCCTCATCGATGCCTCGGATACCACCAAGGCTCTGTACATGCTCGGAGCAACCCCCACACCCGGCAAGGGTCGTGTGCTGTGGGATCACCTCCGTTCGCAGTTCCCCGCATTGAATGATTCCGAGATCGCGGGTCTCGCAACCAAGACGCGCCAACTGGTGCGGCACGAGATCGATCAGGTTCTTGAGCAGCAGGGGTCGTATGACTCACCTATTCATGTGCTAAGTGACTCGTGGTCAACGCTGCTTGGCTCCATGGATCGTGATCCGATCACTGGTAAGGTCATTCGAACTCTTCAGGATCGCTTCCAAGAACTCGAACACTCCCCTGAGCGGAAGCGATTCCGTGATGAGGCTGTGGCTCGGTTCGGTTCAACCTCTGTTGACAACGAACTTCGCATTGCCGATGTGATTGTCATGCAGATGGCAAAGTCAACTGGTGAGTCTGTAGACAAGATCTACAGTCAGTTCTCCGCACAGGATGGCCCTGCTGGTGCCAACGCACTCTTCCAGTTCTACTCATGGCACGGAACCGGTGCAGAACGCATTGCTCAGAAAGGCGGCTTCAGCACTGACTACATCGGTGATGGTGAAGGCAACCAGATGTTTGGTTGGGGTCTGTACTTTGCGGATAAGGACACGACTGGTCTGCATTACAGGCAGATTGGCTTGGATAAGAAGGGGTCACAACTTCAAATCCTAAACTCATCTGCTCTTGTGTTTGCTCCTGATATTGAAGATCTTTCCACGAACGTCCAAGAAGATCTCTACAATCTACTCGATGTCGTGCGAGTGTTCTCATCTAGCGACAATGAGATGGTAGTCATCCAGCGGGGACTCGAATCGATTACCAAAATCAACCAGAACAGGGCGTATCTGGAATCGACCCTAAACAAGGTACTCTCTTCCGCCAATGGGTTAGACAAGGCAGATATTGATGGTTCACTTCACAATCCTGTTCTTAAGCCAACAATCTACAACGAGTTAAACAACGCCTCTTTTAGATACGCATTCGGAGACTCAACCCGGATCGTTGACGCATTGGACGAGTTGTTTGACACCTTTCACGATTCCAGTATATTCGATGCGTCGCGTGTTAGTGAGGATTGGATTGACTACAAACTCAGCGATGGTGGAAGATCGCGCGTTAGGAAAGAGATTCTGAAGTTGGGTGGAGTGATACAAGAACTTCTACACAAAGCCAAGGATCTTGATGCTAAAGAACTAGAGAATCGCTTCTATAATGCGATTGAAAGACACAACGAAGAGGCGCGAAGCCACACACCTACCGCCTCTCTCTACAGAGTTGAACACATCCACGAGAAGGAGGACTATGCAATCTGGGATGCACCTCTAGACGATCAACCTGCTCGAACCAAAGAGGTCATCAAGAAGTTGATGGGTATTGAGGAAGACCCCAACTCCAAAAGCTCTCTTACAGAGTGGGATGCCTTTATCGCCATCCTGCAGTTCAATGGTGTGTCCACATTTGATAACTTCTACCGAAACATGGCAGTTGTCCTCGACCGAGTGCTGGCTGAGCCAGATAGACAGTGGCAGGAGTACTCGCTGTTTGATTCGGTGAAGAACTCCCCAATGTACAAGCGGGCCATCTCCGATGGTTTCCGTCTTCACATGGAGTCCACCGGCTCCAAGGGCAACAGTTCCGCAGACAAGCGCATGTCACTCCTTCTGGTGGAAGAGGGTCTTCCGGGTCATCGATTCTTGGATCAAGGGTCTCGTCGCAGCAAAGCATGGGATGATCCCAAGGCCACCTTCAACACTGTTGTGTACAACGGCGGTGCTGTCCGGGCAATCGCTGAACAGTTGTGGCAACGCAACGGCGGCACAGGTATGCCAATGGCCTCGTACGAACTGGTCAATGGTGCCCAGAGAATCGTCCGGGCACTACAGAACCCCGACCACTCGTCCTTCGTTCACGAGATGGGTCACGCCTACAAGGATATGGTCGCAGTCTACAACCCGGAACTGCATAGCCGCATCAAGGTCGCCCTTGGCGGTACCGCACATGGTCCCGTCACTACAGCAATGCACGAACACTGGGCGCGTGCGTGGGAAGCCTACAGGCGTGAAGGCCGTGCCCCGACGAAGTACCTGAAGCAAGCCTTCAAGGACTTTGCTCAGTTCATGGTTGACATCTACAAGACGATCATTGGTACACCACTGGACAACAAACTCAGTCCGCAACTCCGCAAGTTGATGGATGAGATGGTTGTCCAGTTCGAGAAGGATCTGGATGACTATGGCAAGAAGAAGCAGATTCCTCCGAATCTGATGAACCCTACCACTCGTCTGGATGAAGCACTGAAGGCAGTCAAGTTGGCGCACGAGGCTCGAATCGGTTCACTGAACTCCGGTGAGACTGACAAGGACCAGTTGCAGGCTTTGGATGCTGCTGTTGGTGTTGCCAACAAGACGCTGGCGGAAGTCAACACACCCAACGCTGATAATCCGTTGGCTAACTACAACCCCAACGCACCTCTACAGGACATCATCGGCGTTGTGCCACTGGCAGCGCGTGGTGAGAAGCAGGATGTTGTGAATACTGTGAAGATCCTGAAGAACGCCCCCATACTTTCCTCAAAGGATGGCAAGGCATGGCTCAGTTCATATCTGACCAACAAGGCTCTTGCAGCGGTCAGCAAGGTCGGCAACAAGTTCCTGTCTACTGGTCGATACGAGATCGTGGCAAACTCTGTTCCGGCTATCCGTGCCCTCGGTGCGTGGATTGCTGATGTGGGTCCGGGTGCCAAGGCTGCTGCTGGTCTGTTCGAGAAGTCATTCTTGAATCTGGCTGCTGCTGCCCATGCTGCTCGTAGAACTGCTGGTGAGTTCAAGGAGAAGTACCGCACCCTGCTTGAGAAGACAGGATGGGATGAGACTCAGGAGAGAACGATCGTTCGTTCGATCATGCGTCAGTTGGCTGGTATGGCTCAGGGTCCGATGACCGCAGATGAAGCGGCTGTTCACTCGATGATGCGGGAGTATCTTGACTACTGGGGTAGTGCCGCTGTCGAAGCAGGAACCATCGGTCACCTTGACGAGAACTACCACCCGATCAGTATCCTCAAGTCGCAGCATCACAGGCAGGGTGAAGTGATCGATGTTGTCTTTGACAACTGGAAGACAAAGTTCACCGCGCCCGATGCTCCGCTGCATCGAAAGACCCTGAAGCAATTGGGTTGGATTGAGAAGAAGCCGGATGGTTCATGGGGCAGGCGAGCCGATATTCTCCCCAGCCCTACAGGAGGAACTCCTGTTCCAATGGGCACATTGATGGATCTCCCAGATCAACCCAGTGTCCCCGGCACAAGATCCCTCCGTGAACTCTACCTTGAGGCTCTGTTGGATCCAACCACAGACTCCAAGGGTGTACCTGCTCGTGGCCTTCTGAAGGAAGCATGGGCATCAGTACACAAGGCACTGGGTCATGCAGAGGTCGATACCTATGTCCCCGAGGCAGTCCACGGTCTATCCGTGGATCACACTCAGGCCCGTAGGATTGAACGCTCTGTCTGGTTGGACCCAAGGTTGGAAGAGTTCATTGACTACAACATTGAGAACATCGTGGATGACTATGCCACGACTCTTGGTGCCAAGGTCAAGATTCAGGAATCAACCAATGCCTTCGTCAAGGAACTGACCGGAGTAGACCGCAAGGACATCTCCGCAGAGAATCTGGTTGCTGCCATCAAGGATCAGGTGTTGATGAACACCGAACCCGGTGAGGCACGTAGGAAGGTGGAAGAGGCTTTCTCCTTCATTGAAGGTAAGGTCAGCTTCATCACCAGAAACGGTATTGCAACCGACCCAGCCCGAGACATGGGTTGGGCTAACACAATGTCCAGCATTGCAATCAATCTCTCACAGAGTGCGATTGCTGGTAGGAACTCCGCTCAGCAGATCACTGTTGAATGGACAACCATGTTGGCGAATGCTGCGTTCTCAAATGGCGTTACTGGTGTGCGTGACTTTGTTGTAGGTGTACTCCGCAGTGCCTCGGGTGATGAACTCAAGGGGCTGTACCAGCACACCGAATATATGCGCTCACACACCCAGCGAATGATCTACGACATGGATCAGGACAACTCGGTTGTCCGCTCATGGTCAGACGCAGCAATCAAGAATCCGTTAAATCGAATCAAGGAGACAGCAACCAATCAACACACCTCAGGAATGCGGCGTGTTGGTGAGACTCTCGTGGCGGTGACCAATGGTCTCTCGCAACTGAGTCGCGGACTGGCCCTTGAGTCTCAGGTCAACCGCTTCACGCAGAACATGGCAGCAAGCATTGAACATGCCAAGATGTCCCGTACCTACCGCAAGGGGGCATGGGAGAAACTGTCGAATGCACTGCTTGCGGACCAAGCACGCCTTGCAAGTCTGCCACAGAAGGAAGCTGAGAAGGCATTCCGTGGTCATGCTCGTACGGCTGGGTTCGGTTCCGACTACTTGTTCGCTCAGCGTCTACTCTCGGCTGGTCTTCTCGATCCAGAATCCATTGCGGGTCTGAATCAGTTGAAGAACTTGGCGAGGGAAGATCTGTTCACGACCAAGAACGGAATCAACTATGATGCGATGAACCGTGCCGGTGGACTCACACGAGGGTTCTCCAATCGTCGTGAGTTGCTGGGATTGATCGACAAGGTGAAGGCTTTCGTGGAAACCGAGATCGACTCTCGTGCCACCAAGGTCTCCGTGCTTGACACCTTCACGGCTGGTGCCTCTGCCAAGGATCGCTTGGCTATGGCCTACACCTCGTTCGCACGAACGTGGTTCAACCGCACCATGATGGAGCGTCTGGGCAACCAGAGGCTTCATACCGCGGTGGGTGTGCTTGGCTTCACCCTGATGGCAGAGGTGTTGTACAACGCGCTCAATCGTATCGTCTATGACGGTGCGACGAAGGAAGATGAGATCGCTAAGTGGGAAGAGAATCCCGGTGCCACATTCTTGGACACGATGTCCCGCAGCAACTTCCTCGGAAGTGCGAACATCCTGACCCGTGTGGCAGCAGGTATCATTGCCGAACAGCGATTCTCTGCTCAACCGAACTATCCCGAGACTGTGGCGTATCGTACGCTCAGTTCTCTGGCAAAGTTGATGGTGTCCTATAGTGACGATGTTGAGATGACCGCAAAGGACTGGAAACAGATCAATGCGGTTGTCCCGGCTCTGAACAACTGGCTCCTTCAAACCGTGGCTCGGGCAACCGGCTACAAGGGCATCGCAGGTTGGATGACCGGAGAAGAAGCAGATTAACCACACCGAGGCTCCTTAACTGGGGCCTCGGTGCTTTCTTTATTGGAGACAAACAATGCTCAGCAGTGTAAGATATGTATTGACTTCACCGGCTCCGGTGACGTTCTCGTTTGGTTCGTTGGAACTGTTGCCGGATGAGATGGTCAGTGAGGATACGCAGATCAATGTGACTCTGAACGGCTCCCCTTTGACCATCACCACTGACTACACCGTCAATGAAGCCACAGATCAGATCACCATCGTTGGTGCCACTGCTGCTGGACTTGGTGATGGTGATGTCGTCATCATCTCTCGTGAGACCAAGAAGGATGTGCCGTATGTCACGTTCGTCAACAACAGTCTGATCACTGCTGATGACTTGAACCTGACCACGTTGCAGACATTCTTCATCGCACAGGAAGCGTACGACCTCGCGTCGAATGCTTTGCAGAAGGATCCCACTGAAACCTATTGGGATGCCAAGGGCATCTCGATTGAGAACGCATCACCCGCGACCACGGGAAACGGTCTGGTCACCAAGAATCAGGTCTACGATATCATGGGCGGTGCAGAGACCGCATCCGTGGATTCTGTTGAAGAGTGGTGTCTTACTGGTGACGGTATCCTTGACACCTTTGCTCTGCCCGGAATCAGGCAACCTAGCACATCGTGTGAGTATCTGGTGACCATTGATGGTCACCTAATCCACTGTACGTGCCCCACGGGTGGCTCATGGTCAAGTTCACCACACAGTAGCGGATCCGGTTCACTGTCTGAGGCACAGGCAACACTGGTGGACGACACATTCCCAACCGGAGTGTGCATCACGAGTGGCCCAACGGCTGCTGCAACAATCGTCACTAACCTGACTGCGTTGAAGACCAGCCTTGAGGCTGAGCATCTGACTACCGGCATGAACTACGGCATCGCGGCATCCAGCGAGTTCTATGGAACCTTGGATGATGCGATCGCGTTCTTCACCACGGGTGCTGGTGCCGCTGGTAACGGATACTACAAGTACTGCCCGTCTGATGTCTCGATCATCCCGATCGCATACAACATCGACTCGACTGCACGTACCATTGAGTTCTCCTATCCACCCAAGGCTGGTTGGAAGATTCAGGTTCGTGCATGGGTTGGTACTGTCCGTGCTGACTTCGCTGAGGAATCCATCAATGGATCCGCTCTGCGTAACGCCACGGTTACCTATGACAAGTTGACCGCAGATGCAAACTTTGCAGCCGTATATCGGTTCGTGGTGTTTGACACCAACGGGTTGGCTTCTGTGTCCACAATCTCCAGTGCCCACATCGTTGGGTTCGACACCAGTGTTCGACTCAATCGGTTGGATCAGATGGCTGTGCCTACGGCCAGCGTCAGTTTGAACTGGCAGAAGATCACTGCCCTCACAAGTGGTACGACCACCTATGAGGCCGTGAACTACGGACAGTTGACGGGTGCAGTCAGCACAATCAACTCCACCATCTCCGTTCTTCAGAGCAACGTGTCTGGTCCGCAGAACGCGGGCTTCGATCAGAACTATGCAGGTACCCCAAGTGACCTGTTCTTCCAGAACTCGTTTGATTCACGATCCGCTATCACACCGCCATCACTGTGTGATGTGACGAAGTGGCGAGGTGTTGTCTGCAAGGAAGCACGCAGGACATCAGCATACCGAGCCGCCAACAAGGATCTTGATGATCCGGTGCTGAAGTATTTCGTACCGCGCCGTGTGACACTGGTGTGCTACGGTCGATTGTACAATGTGGATGCCTCGGGTAACCCCACTACTCAGTTCTCTGGTACTGACCTCAACCATGTGTTCCGCTTTGAACGCTGGGACGAAAGCGCTGATGTTGGTTTCTATCCCTATGTGAGTGTTGCGTCGGGTGTGTATAAGTACCTGTTGTCTCCCGCTGAGTACGCCAAGGATGGTGCGGATCGTGAGAATGGGAACTCCCTGCCGGGCGGTGCATCAGCCTATCTCGAAATCGAAACAACTGCACCCTTCCGTACTTGGTTGTGTTTCGAGGATGGAAGCGGGAATCCCCTTGCTCTGTGCAAGGCGGCAACCCCTGCAACGCGCGGTGTGATTCAGATCATCGCAGAAAGAGGTTTGTAATGAAGAAGGCGTTTGCGGTGATCCTGTTGATGCTCCTGTTTGTGACCACTGGTTGCTTCAGTTCTCCGTCAACCAATAAGCACGGAGACAACATCCGTGACTATGCGGTTGATGTAGATCAGGCGGCTGAGCGGATCCGTGAACTGGAACATGGTGTGCTGGAGAAGACCGAGAAACTCCACACCGAAATCGCTGTGGCTATGAAGGCTATGGATGATGTCGCTCCGTTTGTTCCCGAAGAGAATCGTTCTCTTGTCTACGATGCCAAGGTTCACATGATGACCGCAGACGAACTGCGATCCTCGATCGTGGCCGATGTGTTTGCTGTTGACAAGAAGGCAACCGAGATTGCCAAAGCAGTGAAGGGTGTGAAGAAGGAATCCGGCAAGGTCCGCGATGCTCCCTCGTTTCTCTCCGACATCCTTGTCGGACTCAAGTGGCTGTTGTTTGTCATTGTCGGGACCGTAGTGCTGGCACTGGGCTGGCGCTTCGGTCTCGACAAGTTGATTGCTGCCTTTGCCAAGATCCTCGCGGGTTGGGTTGAGTGGCTTGGAAGCATCCTCCATCGCAAGTTGGATGGTCCTGCCAAGTTGTTCGTTGAGGGTAAACCCTCTGAAGCCCTTGCTGCTCTGCGTGCGACCGATGCCGCATTCGACAAGATCTTCAAGGAGGCCAAGGCCAATGCCAAAGGATGATTGGGAGGCACACCGTATGCACGTAGTCGGATCTATTGATCGTCTTGAGAAGAAGATCGAGGGCCTGATTGACCGTGTGCAAGACATGCAGACCAAGGTTGGGGTGGCCTCCATTATTGCCTCGGTGTTGTCCAGTGTTACCCTGACGCTGGCCGTTCAGTTCATTGTCAAGCGAGTGATGTGATGCCCAAGCGAAAGCCTGTAAAGAGATCTCCCGTTCCCAAAGACCCAACAGTTGCCCTGAAGGAGCGGGTTCTCATCACCCCCGAGTTTGAGTTCGATGACCTTCCCTTGAAGGATCTTGAGATCATCCATCGGAAGGTGCTGGACTCATTGAAGAAGGTTGACACTTCTCTGAATGACACTCTCCGAAGAGTGCTTGTTCAATGTATCACCCAAGACCTCCACGATCCCGAGAAGTGTACGCCCGGTCTGTATCAGGCTGCACTCAGGTTGATCGGTGAGGAACTTGGTGGTGCTGATATGGAAGGTGTTGTGACAGGAATGAAGGTGAAGGAACTGACAAAGAACCTTCCTGAGTTCGATGACGATTGATTCAGATCACCACTGCCTAAAGGTGGTGGTGATCATTTATGACAAACATGCAGCATCCCTTGCCAGTCTTGGCAAAGGACTTCAGGAAGTTCCTGCACATGGCGTTCCAGTC